TTTTAAAAATGCCGCTTCCTCAATCAGCGAATTTATAAGGGTTTTCTTGTTTTCATCATCAACCCCAACAAACATTTTTTCTAAAAACTCTATCTCTTTTTTAATCCTCGCATTTGTTAATTTGTTCGGTCTTTTTTTCTTATTTTCTGTTAAATCATTCTTGCTTTCTGCCATAAATATACCCCCCTCATATGCGTGCGACCTTGCGGAGTTTTTTTGAAGTAACTCCCTCGGTTCTTTTGCCCGGGGTCAAATTTTGCACCCCGGGGGTGTGGTCTGATTTATTATTTTCTTTCGGCGGTAATAAATTTCCGTTTGCATCATACTGATAACGCATTGGTGTATGTACTGCCTTGTGTTCTTTGTTGTGGCAATCCTCACAAACATATTCCAGGTTATCCAGGTTCAATGTTATGTTTGGGTTGTTGATATTACCCGGCGTAATATATTCTTTGTGATGCACAATGTAACCCGGTTTATAAATCCCTTGGGCTTTACATCTTTCGCACAATCCATTTGCTCTTGTTATTACTTGCTGCCTTGCTCTCTTCCATGCGGCGGACTTATAAAAGCCCTTTGCATATTCTTTCACGGTCCCACCGCCCTTTCTTTAAATGCTTTATGGGTTATGTGTATTGCTACCCCATAACCCAATTATAAATTCTTTTGCCTTGCTATTATGTCCCCGTTGTGTTCTTGTTGGTTTCAAACAAATTGCTGCATCTGTAAGATACATTCCCATTGTCCAATATCACTTTATAATATCCGGCTGACGCTTCCAAAACCTCGTATTCTTTGCCTTTTGTAAGTCCCAGGCTATCCGTTATTGATATTGCTTTCATTTGTCATTCCTTTCTTGTCCTGCTGCCGCTTGGCAACATTCCCAACCCCTCGGCTACTTCGGTAATAAATTCATTGCGGTAATCGTAGAATTGACGGCGGCCACACATCACATCATAAATACTTTCATACGGCGTACAATGAACCACGCTTTTATATATTTGTTTCTGCATCTGTCCCCGTGCCGCTTCGCTATCTATGTTGTGGCATGAATTATTAAGGGCTTCATCTATCACGCTATAAGCCATACGGTCAAATGCTGATGCGTTCCCGTTAAGCATCCGGCGTTTGCGTTTCTCGTTGCCCTGGATAATCTTTTTTACTGTGGCTTTAATATCATCATCAATTCTTTGCAATACTGCCCCCCCAATCCGCTATTCTTCGTAGGTTGTCTTTTTGTTCTCCGACCGTTCAACCTTAATACTTTCTTTCGCCATTTTAGAAACCTTTGCTTTTACTCCATGCCCCACATCAACGGTAATACCTTTCATGTGCTTATCCTCGATTGCATCAACGGTTGCAATTAAAAGATTAACCACATCTTCCGCAACGGGCTTTTCTGCACCGCCGCCGAATAATTCGTTTACTCTTTTCTTTGCCTTGTCTTTTCTCTCTTTTGCTTTGGCGTATGCTTGTGCTTGCTCACATTCGCACTCACACGTTACCGCTTCGTTAATCTGCCCTTGCTCCCACTCTTCCGGGACCTGTATTATTTTGGTCTGTCCACAAAAGGAACATGAACCCGTCTTTTCTACTTTTGCACTCATGCTTTTGTCCTCTCTTTCTTTCCTACCTCGTAGGCTTTCATAGCAACCGTTAATACTGCTGCCGACTGCTCCACCGTCAATTGTCGTTCCTTTACCAAAAACGCTAAATTTTCGTTGATGCTCTCCAATGTTTCTTCCAGGCTGTCATTGCATAGCCCTTTGCCACATGAAAGATAAATGATTTTACGCCTTATGTCTGCCGTTATCCCTTTAAGTTCCACCATAACATCCGCCAATGTTTCATTCATGGTTCTTTCTTCTCTTGCCGGATTAAAATATTTACATTCCTGGCACTCTTCCCGGTGGAACGTACGGGACCTTAAATTGATACCGTCACACATTCCGGCAATCCACGGTGCATTTATGCACACTTTCTTTGGCATTCGTCCCGGTTCTGTGAGATATGCCAATATCTCTTCCCCGGCTTCCTCTGCTCCATAGCACACCGCCGTTTTATAGCCTTGTGCATTAAGCATTGCCATATACTCTTCCTGGGCTTTCGTTGCCTTGTTCTTGCCAAACTTTAATTCGATATAAAGCCCGTGAAATCCGTTATTTGCAACGGGTAGACATATATCCGGCACACCACTTTTAAGACCGGCCGCCTTTAATATTCCGCCATTGCTCCTTTTGCCCTCGTTTGGCACATGGTACATCAACGCCAATTCCGGCAATATGCTTTCTGTCCGCTTCGCCCAATTGAAAAGGGCTATTTGCTCCGTTGTTTCGCTTCTCTTCATGTTCTGCATACTCATGTTTCATATTCCGCCTTTTCTTTCCGGTATTTGCAGTAATGCCACACGCAATTTACCTTGTATTGGTTTTCGTTGTATTTCTCGCTTGCACACGTTCCGTTGTCCCTGGAATAAATACACCTTTTGCAATAATCCGGGTGCGTGGGGAATAATATAATTTTCCCCATACCCGTTTAATCTTCCTCTAAGGCATATTCACGTTTACGGCGTTTGCAATCTTCCAACATCCGTTCCAAAATGCCCGTTTCCTCTTCGGAAAGATAGATATAATATTTTTCAAGCATTTTTACGGCGTGTAATTTCTTGGCATTTGCCTTTTCTTCCTCGGATGTGTCGGTATCTGACACATTTTGTTCCTTGGCTATGTCCTCGGCGGTCTTACGCTTCTTTTTCTTCTCCTCGGACATCTGTTTTATCTCTTCGCTCTTTATATCCGCCCCGGCTTCAACTGCTGCCGCAACCTCTTTTTGTGCATCCTCGGATAATCTGCTTGTTTCATAGGCACTTGTAATTTTCATATTGCCTTTTTCAAACTGCTCTTTTACCTCTTCCGTGGCATTGTTGTTAATTGCTTCCAACTGTGCAATCTTGGTTGGTTTTTCCCCCAGGACTGCCGCCACATAATCCCTAACCCTTTTTCCCTCTTCCAGAACTAACAATTTTTCCTTTCTCGCCTGGGTCAATACCTCTTTCCAATCTGCCGCCTGGTTCATCAAATCGTAATCGGTCATTTTTCTGTTAAAGGTATTGCCGATTAGCAAGGATAATCTAAATTGTGTTTCCGTCATGTCCTTAAAGCGGCACGGAATAGCCTTTGTAATTTCTTCGTGTCCCTCGTCCTTTAAGATTTTAAGGGCTTCACGGCGGCGGTGTCCGCCGGATAATAAATACTTGCCATTGACACGGCCGATAATTAAAGGTTCTTGTAATCCGTCCATGAGAATTGATGTTGCCAACTCTTCCAACTCGTCCATGCTATAACGGTTATGTTTTGTTACTTCGATTTCTTCCAGGTTAAGGCGGATTTCCTCGTAATTCTCCACGCCCTCAACTGCTGCACGGGTTGCCCCGTTCATAAGGTCCATAATATTAAAAGCCATTTTATTCCCTCTCTTTCTGCATTTCTGCTATGCGTGTTTCTCCCATACATTCCAGGATAAAATTTTTATATCCTTGTGCCGCTCCGCTTCTCA